GAGGGCATGGGAAGGGATGAACTTATATCAAAGATTAAGGCAGAATACCCTAATAAGATAACAGAGGCACGAGCCAAGACTATAGCCCGTACAGAGGGCAACAGGGCACATACCAGAGCCCAGTATGAAGCTGATAGACAATTTATTGATTTTAATGGACTACGTGGCCAGGCATATAAAAAGTGGGTAACTAGATCGGACAATCCTTGTGAGTTTTGTTTAGCTTTATCAAGAGAAGAGCCTATCCCATTTGACGTACCATTTAGGAATTTAGGAGATCATATCTCAATAGATGGTCAAACGTTAGACATAAATTTTGAGGCATTAGAGGCAGGCACAGCTCATCCAAATTGTGAATGTGCTTATGAGTTAATAATCAAACAAGAGAACAAGAAGCCCGAACAAGATGAAGACTTAAAAGGGTTAAGACAGGAATTAGAAAAGCGTATTAGTGATTTGGAGAATTTATTATGAATGAATTAAAGGAAAAGATAAAAGCAATAGACAGCAAGTTAAAAAGATTGGAGAAAACTAAAAAAGAAGTTGAATTAAAAGAGAATGCAATTAGAAATTTTAATCCTTTATATGAAACTTTATTAGAACACACACAAGATAAAGTTAATAATAATAAATCAATCTTTTTAAAAGAAGCAATCAGTAGCTTAGAGATTGAGAAGATGGATAATTTAGAGCTGATTGAGGTTATAGATAAACAGACTAGTGTTTTAAAAGACAAGAACAGTAAATTAATACTAAATGAATTAAAAGGTATATTGGAAGGTATATCAAAGTTGGAGAACAAAACTTATTTTGATAAAGATGTGTTTAATAAGGTTTTTACAAATGGAATTACCAAAATAATTAATGTCTTAGTTGATAATAATGAGATACCAGAATCAACAAGGTATAACAGATTATTAATTGCAGGCAAAAGAAAGATAACGAAAGTGACAGAAGATTATACGGATCACAAACTTATTTATAACTGGGTATATGACAGCAGTGGTGAATTAGTCCAAGTTAAGACAAACCGTGAAGAAATTACATGAAACGCAAGAAGCACTAGAAGCATTAGGGGTATGGGACGCAATCAATAATCGTGGTGGCGGTGGCACAGTAATAACAGGCGGTTCTGCATCAAACTTTACTGATTTATTAGATACACCCGCAAATTACAGTGGACAAGGTGAAAAACTTGTAGCAGTAAGATCAACAGAGGACGGATTAGAGTTTGCAACAATAGATATAGATCACGGTACCATATCGGGGTTATCTGATAACGACCATCCAGCTGGGGACACCATGACAGGTGGGCTTGCTGTTGATGTTGATTCTGATGAAGAAGCACTTGTTATTCAAGACTCTTCAACAAAAAAGTTTGTAGCAAAATGGTCTTCTGGTAATGTAACTTTTGATATTCCTTCTGAAGAACCCGAAAACAAAGTAAGCAATCCTAATTTTGCTAGCGACATAAGCGGCTGGTCTGCTACTAGTCCTGTTACACTTACAAATGCCAATGGAGAATGGGCTTTAGTTCCAGGAAACACAACGTATGGAACCAATGATTTTTATGTAATGAAGCACGAAGCCAAGTATGATGCCAACGGTGATGGTGATGGTGACACGCCAGCCGAAGCAGATGCGGCGGATGCATGTACTGGCACTACTGGCTGTACTGCATACTCTGGAGCAGGTTTTGACTACCGAGACATTACTACTTTTGACAAAGACAAGGTTGTTTCTACTGCAAATGGTGCTCCCATTGTGCACATTACTCACTCCCAAGCAATTGACTCTTGTCCCACCGGCTATCACTTAATTAACAACAATGAGTGGATGACAATAGCCAGAAATATAGAAAATCAAACAGAGAACTGGGCAGATGGAACTATTGGATCAAATGTAGCCTCAGGCGGAGGACTAAAAAGAGGAAATGTAGGAATAACGGATAGTGTTTCATATGACGGAGCAGATCCAGAAGGAGGAACAGGCAGAGACACAAAAGCAAAGCATGTTCTATCAAACGGATCAGAAATTTGGGACATATCAGGGAATGTATGGGAATTTGCAAACTTTGATGCAGACAATGACGGTATCTATGATGAAGCAGAAGATTTAATATCTTTGCAGGATCAGCCGGAAGCAACATCAAACGATACGGACCCTATCACAGACTCAAATTTTAGCTGGAGTGATTTCACAGAGGGAGGAGGACTAGCAAGATGGTTATTGAATAATGGAAGTGGGGTATGGGGGTATGATGACTTTAGACCGGAAAGAGATACATTAAATGCCAGTCATGGAGTAGGAAGGTTATATCATTGGTCAAATTCTTCAAACGCGACGCAAAATCGCGTTGTGCTCCGTGGCGGCCGTTGGGTTAGTAATGAGTACGCAGGTGTGTTCTGTACTAACCTACATTGCACTACGAGCACTCAGGCTAGCGATGTAGGGTTACGTTGCGCCAGTGGTCCCGTAGATATCTTGCTATCTCATCTTCCCTCATCTGGACGCGCCGCAAGCGGCGCGGCCCAAGTCGCTGTAGGAACCGTCACTGACGCTCGGTTTGTCCAGAGTCTCAATGTCGCCGACACCAGCACCTACTATCTCTCTGCCTACGTTTACAATAATACGACTGGCAGTGTAGGTGGCGTCGTAGACGCCACGGTCGCCACCCTGTATTACGGAGGAAATACTATCACTAACCCTCAATACACGGAAGTGGTGGGGGAGACGGGTTGGTACTTACTAACTGGCACGGTAACGGGAGTAGCTAGTAACATAGATACAGGACTGGTGGTTAAAAAGGGTAAAACAGTCATTGTGGATGATATGAGTCTTCAGGTTGGAGTTGCACCAACAACTAAATTAAATATCACTAATTCTGGATCTGGAATTGCTCAATTTTCAGTTGAATCAACAACCGAATTAAACAGTGGGAACTCAACTTCAACCGCATTGGATGTAAAAGGTCATGCTGCACAAACAGCCAATCTTCAAGAGTGGCAGAATAGTAGTGGAACGGTACTGTCGGCAGTTGATAAAGATGGCAACGTCGGCATCGGGACGACAAGTCCTGCTCAAAAACTCCACGTTGCAGGTGCAGGTTTAATCACAGACAAATTAGCCTTTACTCAGACAGACTTAAACGAATACATAGATAGTCTGGCTGATGGGTATATGGACTATGGAGCTACAACAGGGCATAGGTTTAACACAGACGTAGACATAACAGGAAATTGTGAGGCTGATACTTATTCGGTGGGTGGGGTGGCAGGAACAGACAAAGCAATTACAGTATTAGACGCAGATGGCACAACGACACACGCATTAACCTTCTCTAAAGGAGTTTTGACCGCTTGTGTTACAACTTAATTATTTATAAGGAGAGTCCATGACAAAAAAAGAAGCCATAAACCTACTAGAGCAGGTTTGCGCAGCTTACAGGGGAACTTTGGAAGAACACCGCAAGCTACAAGAAGCCCTAGAGGCGATCAAATTACTAGCAGAAGAAGAAAAGAAGCCTAAAGAAAAGTAAAATAGTTAAGAAAGGGGATGATATGGAAGGCATATACACTGGACCGAGTGAGGACAGTTTCAAGGATGATTCACAGATCAAACGTGAAGCATACTTAGCAGGCGACCATCCATCCCCAAATTTTGTTACTCCGTTATCCGTTCAACCAACTTTTCAAGAATATTCCGCAAGATTCAGACGCAGACAAACAGAACGTGGCGAAAAATATCAAAATGTAGCAGAGGTTCAGTTGTTTGATACTTCTCTTATTAGTTTTCAATCAGATTTACACATCGGCGGAGAAGAAGTTGACTATGCAAGAATAGAACAAGAAGCGGAAGTAATTGTAAACACTCCAAATTCTTATGTGGTGCTGATGGGTGATTTGATTGATAATTTTTCATTTACTCCACCTGCACATGAAACATTAGATGTTGTACCAGAACAAATCAAATATGTGAGGTCTTTGATTAAATATTATGCTGATAATAAAAAGCTGATTGGGGCATATCAAGGTAATCACGAGACGTGGTCTTCAAGGCAAGGCGTAGATTTATATACTTTCCTTTTGGATGGTATAGAGACGTATTTTTTCTTTGGCATGGGGTATATAAAAGCAAAAGTCGTAGACGAAGAATATAGAATAACAGGTAATCATCAATTTCAAGGTCACTCAATGTATAACAATACGCATGGACAGAATAGGGCTTTAAGGTTCGGCGGTGGTTGGGGATCAGATGTTATAGTGTCGGGTCATTGGCACGAGAAGGGCTTAACACAACAACCGTTATATGAATATGGTGGGGAAAGCTATATAGCAAACATGATAGCGTTAGGGACATATAAAGAAAATGATGGGTATACCAGAAACAAGGGCTTTTCCAACAGAGATCCAAATTCCATGTATGGAGCGGCGGTCAGACTTGATAAGGATAAACATTTGGTAACACCTCATTATGATATTCTACAAGCACACGAAGCATTTTTAGGAGGATAATCCAATGAAACAACCCGTAGAAGAATTTGAATTTGTTACTCAAAGGGATATGACATTTTTTATTTTTGTTATTTAGAAATAGTGGTATATTAAGATCATGAATAAAAGAACGCTAAAAGCATTGGTAGAAAATCCTTTTTATAAACTGAGTCCTAAACAGCAAAAAGAGGCGAAAGGGCTATCAGATGAAAAGGCTACCGAGTTACACAATTTAGAAATTCATACAACGGAATTATACAAACCAAAAGTAAAGATAGTTAGGAGAAGAAATGCCAAAACAAAAGAACAAAATAACGATACAACTAAATAAGATTAATGCCTTGCCAGAAGGCGCTGATACAGTAATGTTTAGCAAGCCTGTAACCATAACCGATAATAGTGTAATGCATAGTGGTACCAAATACGATATTAAGTCTTTGAGTATTGATGATTACAAAGGTCAGATAACAATGAATCACGGTAACGATATACAGGACATTGTAGGCAAGGTTGTCGGATTAGTTAAAAAAGGAAGTAAAGTAACTATTGATGGAATCAAATTTGCCGTTAAGCAGAACTCATGGGCGCAGTTTGCCAGAGATATGCTTGTTGGTGGATTTGCCACAGACTTCTCTATTGAGACAATTGGCGATTGGCCAGATGAAGATGGAATATTTAAGGGCCACTCTTTAGTTGGACTATCATTAGTTATAGTGGGAAATAATAAGTCAGCTACATTAAATGAAGCGACAGACGAGGTTTTTTACAATTCTATGGGAAAAAGTAAAAGTAATGGGCTTGACACAAGCACAGTAGAATCCCTATACTCAAAATATAGAGTAAATTCGATTAATAATGATTTAAAGGATTCCAAAAAAGAATCCTCTGAATTATCAGAAAGTAAAAATATGCCAGAAGAAAAAAAGAAAGACACACAACCGGAAGAGGAAGTAACTCCTGTTGAAGGTGTTGAAGAAGCAGAGGAAACTAAAAAGTCCGAAGAGAAACCAAAAGAGGAAGAAGTTGTTAATGAAGAAATGAATTCATTAAGAGTTGAATTAAACAAGTTAAAGGATGAGTTATTCAAGAGTCAGGCAAAAGAGCCAGAATTCACAAAAAGCACTCATTTGAAAGATAACAGTTTAGCTAGCATGGATTATAGAGAACGACATAGGAATCAAATTAATCACGCTTGGGATTTTTTGAAGAATAACAGTGAAGAAGCTGGAAGAAAGCTCAGAGCAATTAACGAATTTCATGTTGAATCACTACAAGAAGCTGGAATTGTTAATAATCAGATGACAATTGATGATTTTGGTAACTTTGTAATTTCTCCAGAACTATTAAGTGATATAGAGGGACATAGATCAAACTTCACTCCACTATTAAGCAGAATAGAGTTTAGGGACACACTAAGTTTACAGATGGCTTGGCTATCAAGAAATGGTGATATTGATATGTCAGAAGTTGAAATGTGCGACGATGGGGCAGACGGTAACTTAAAACCCATTAGTGAATACGATGCAACTATCAACACGAGTAATCTACATGAACTCGCAGCGGTTACGCCAGTATGTAATGCGGCGACTAGATTTTTGGCTGTAGATCTTTTAGGAGATGTAGCGGCAGGATATAAAACTGATTATGATAGAAAGAAATCACAGTTGTTTATGGCAAGATTACAGCAAGCAGTTAATGCAAGCGGTAATCAAGTAGAGTACGATGTAACAAGCGACACTACAGCATTGCAATCTTGGATAAATACAATGTCAGAAATGCAGGAAGAAATCATGAATGGCGTATTTGTATTTAACCAGAAAACTTATGCAGAAATGCTAGGAAGAGCATTAGGAGCTGGTATAACAGGACCTTTGGCTAGTTTGTTTACTACTGGGGATCAGGCTCAGATAGTAGGTACACCTTACATTGTTGTACCGAATGAATTAATGCCAACGCTTGGATCAAGTGATACCAAGCAGTTTACGGTAGAAGGAACTGTGGTAAACATTACCAATTCCGTGTTTTACTTGGACTTGTCCACATTTACAGGTAGAACATCAGGAGGTTTGAATTACGATTTATCTACACAAGCGGCTTATGAAGTTGGAGGGGAAACTCGATCAGCTTTCCAGAGAAACGAACTTGTATTAAGAGGATCATTCTTCAGAGGCGGAGCTGTTAAAGATGAAGATAAAGTCGTAGGTTTAACTACAGATGAGACCTTATCATAAATAAGGGCTTAATTTAGAACAGTAACGTGAGGGTAGGGGGTGTAGCTTAAAAGCTATGCCCCCTTTTTTTATTTGATGATATACTCAGTTTATGGATATAACACGCTATAAAGAGTTAACAGGAAATACGGTATCGAGTAGTGAAGAAGCCTCAGTGTTAGCACATATTGATAAAGCAAGAAGGATTCTCGAGGACATGCTCGGTTACACTTTGGATTCCACGTTATTAAACATCAACTATTTTGAAGGAGCAGATGTTGTAAATGCTTTTAGACTTTTCCCTTATGATACAAAAAACAGGTATTTTCATATAGATCCAGCTAGTGCTATACACAGTATAGCTTTAGTAAGAGATGATGAAGTCTTAAAAACCCTTGATGATGATGATTACGGAGAAATTAAAAAGCATGGATTTATAAAATATATAGAACAGGATTGTGCATGGTGGTGCGTATGTAAACGAAAAATGGGTATACAGATAGCAGTAGACGCTGATTGGTTATGGGAAGAAAATGAAATACCAGAAGATTTGTTATACGTATGGGCTGATATGGTCGAGTATTATTCAGATGATAACAATAAGTTGAGATCACAAACACTTGGCACTCACTCTTACACACGATTTAAAGTTGAGGCACCGGAAAGCAAAGAAAAAAACAAAGCAATATTAAGGAAATATGCAGGAGGTTATGGCTCGATAGTTAAAAAGCTTACATGAGGTTAAATTATAATGAAACAGTTACACTATACAAAACTGTATCAGGTAACTATGCTAACAATAAAACAGTCTCTGTAGAGGCTAAAATACCTTGTATATGGTTACAAAATACATCTTATACTCATGTAGGAAATCAAAGTATTGTTGAATCAGGTACAGCATTTTTCCCTGATCCAGAAGATGATTTTGTTATTAATAATCATAATAGACTGGAGGGCATGTTTGTATTAGCACCCATATTTGGAGATGATAATGACGAAGCATGGTATAGAATTGAAAGTGTAGAAGTCAATCGAGATCATTTGCTAAAAAATGAGATTAATAATATACAATGTTTTTTGAATAAAACAAGTAACTTGGTTATAGAGGATGAATCATGATTTTAAAAGTAATAAAAGGGGATGATGTTACATTCGCTCTAACACATAATACTGATACTTTTATCAGAGAGCCTTATATTGAAGAATTTGCTGAAGGGATTAATATCTCGGTAAGTCAGGATAAAAATGAATTTGATATAAACCAAAAAAAAATCTAGTATACTAATCAATAAGAAGACTCGATCAATTGTTATACGAAAACTATAATGTCAGTAAAAGTAACAGACAACACAAAGCAAATAAATTCTAACACTAAACAAAGGGCATCAGTATTTTTAAGATCATTTGCTGATGAAGTAGTAAGTACATCTACCCCTAAGACTCCAAAAGATACAGGGGATTTAAGGAATAATGTATTGAAGCAGGTGTTAGGATTGAGTGGTAAGATCCAATGGGAAATGAGATATGCTATTTATCAGGAAAACAAACAATATAGAAATTACACTACAGCTGGGACAGGTCCGCATTTTGCAGAGGATTCTGTTAAAAAGACAGCGAAGAAAACAAGCCAGATAGCTAAGCGTGTTGGACTCATTGTATAATATATTTATGGACAAAGGAATTACATGCCTAATATAACAGAAAGCTTTGCAAATTACATGGAAACTGAAGGATATGGCACGCTAGGAATAGATCTGTATATAGGAGGTATACCGCTAGATTCTCCCAATCAATCATGGTGGATATTATCAAGTGGAGGAGGGGCAGTTATCAAAGCCAGTACAAATAATAAATTAAAAAATTACATGATAAATGTTTATTACAGAGATACAGACGCACAGAATGTATATAATACATTGCAAGCATTCGAAGAAACAATAAATAGTGCAGGCTGTCCTGAAATAAGTGGTTATGATGTAATTGAAGCAGAAGTAACACTTTATCCAACAGACCAAGACATTGATAATGAAAACAGAACCATAGGGTTGGCTGAAGTTACACTAACAGTTTACAGTTAGTCTCGACAATGGTTGTATTAGGTGGTAAATTAAATTTGTCAATTAGTTTAAGGAGATTAAGATATGGCACTAATAAGAGGACCTTTCACATTGACTTGGGGCAGTAATGAGCTTCAGGACATTGAGGAAGTTGAATTAGAGCATGAAGTTGATTCTGAGGATGCGCAATCTATTCAAGGAAAAACGATTGAATTGGATGGCTCATTTAAGGCTACAGCTATTATCACTTTATTAGCTACGGACATCCCTGCACTGGCAGTAGTGTTGCCTCAATATTTTGTTGCAATGGGTAGTGAATTATCAACAGGAGAAGAAGTAACCGATGAAGATGGTGCAATAGATGTTGTACCAAGATCATGTGATGAGGAGTTGGTTTATAACGACTTGGAAATAGTTGCTTGTAATGATCCTGCTGATGTATTAAGAATTGTTAATGCAAGAACAAAGATTGAAGGTATAGAAATGGATAACAAGCTAAGAAAAGTTTTGGTTAAGTTTATTGGTGAATCAGCACAAGATCAGGCAACAATTCAGTTTTACAAAACTGGCGGAATAGGTACAGTATCATAATATGAGTAACATTGTTCATAATCTTGATGACTCCGTCGATGAATACTTTGAATTCATTTTAAAGGGGCACAAGTATAAATTTAGACATTTGAATACAGAAGAAATGCAGGATTTTATTAAACTGAAAGATGATGAAGAAAAGGCTAAAAAGGAACTTTTCAAATTTATTGAACCAGTTGACAGTAAAGATCCCTCTTTTGAAGAAGTATCTAAAACAATGCTTGTGCCACATTGGAAAAAATTCTACGAGATGATTCAAGTAGAATTTATTGGAACAACCTAAGAACGTAATAAAAGTACAGAAAATACCTAAAAAAGATGAGGTATCTTTTGAAGAGTTATTAATG